ATTAATACTAACTTTACTAATGCTAAGCCAATCAACAAATAACGATACGTCTAGTCTATTTAACTGTTTTAATTTTGCTGTTTGATTAACGAAAGTATATATGATATTTTTAAGATCACTCAGACCAGGCGAGCCTTCTAAAAATGCATCTATTTCATCGGAATGTTGAAACACTAATTCTTCAATAATGCTAATCTCGTCGATATTTACTAATATGGGCTGTGTGTTATATAATGGTCCTTGGACTATTAATTCTTGGGTACTATTAAAAATGCTAAAGTCATCAACAGGCTGCTGTTCACTATCAGGCATTCCAAATACAGGAAAAAATGCGTGGCCGACAACCATCGCAGTCGATTTGCTTATGCGTTGTCCCAACATGCCACTTGCATCGACATGATAAGTTGTGTTAGTTTTAGGATTTGCATTAATACTAAATACTCCTTCTTGCTCTATTGGAGTATTTAAGAATAGTCCATCTGCATACACAAATCCAACAAAGTTCTTCGGGGTGGCATTATCAAACATACCGTGCAGATCAGCAAATTTCCTTGCAAAAATGTTGCGCTCAATGCTTGGGCTGCCGCTTTGGTTTGCGATAAAGTCATAAACTTTATCTGAATCAGATGAAGCAACTCCCCTACTCCACCCATTATGCCCAGCAAGTATTAACGGACCATCTACTTGGGTTCGACCCCAATAAATTTGAGGGTTGCCATCCCACTTCATACGCAGTGATTGACCACCTTCTTTGGTGGTAATTTCCTTAATGTGTTCCAGCGCCTCAGTTATTCCAGCACTTCCGTGAAAGAATACAAGGTCCTCTAAGTGATTAAACGTTCGGCCCAATAGTTTAGCCATGAGTATACCAGTTTTTGTCTTGAGTAGCAATTGCTAACAAATTGTGGGCTTCGTTAGTGGGTAAAGCATTCATAATAGATTCGACACTTCCTAATTTATTACCATCACGAACCCCAATTAACAGAAGTGCAATATCATCCCAATCATCAGTAACTAGAACTCCTTTCTTATTATCGATAGTCCTAGCATATAGCCCTTCCCATGCGCTATACATAAATCCCTGTTGTTTTGCGAGGTGTAGTATCATTAGCTGCTTGTTCACACCTTTGTACGGACTGCCCTTGGGTATCGCGTGTTGATGATAGCGGCTGATTTTATCTACATTTCTAATGCACTCAAGGTCAACTTGGTAGGCTTTATTATTGAATGGTACTCGAACAAAAACATTAATACCAATACGAGCAGTATCAAGTCCCTTTAATGTAAAGTGGGTAGCCAATGCTTTTCGATTTTCAGCAGCAGACGGTTTGTTGAATACGTTACCAATCTTATCAATATCTACCTGTAGATCAATGTCGCAACTCCAGTTGTCTAGATTAGGCGAATATGTTGATCCTACTGATATAGAAGTGATATTGATTTCAGATAATACTTGATCAACAACCCCACGTATTGGGGCAATTAGTTTTGGATCTATTAGAACTGTGTCTGAGAATATGGCGTGGATTTGTGACATTCAGCAATTATAGCATACATCACTATGGGGGTCCTAGTCATTTGCCATTATTTCGGCTTTCTTGAATTCTTTTTATTCCTCGTTTAAATTTTGCAGGCTCTCCAGTTCGAATGGAATTTATAAATCGCCGCTCTAATTCTGCAGAGGTTTCTAAATCGTAATTTTCTCTAATCAAACTTAGTAGATTAATTGCACTTTCAATAAGGTTCGATCCCCGGCTTTCGATAACCAAATCTTTATTACGATTAACACCTAAATCGCTCAGCTCTTGTAGTATTGATCTTGTGCTTTTCTTCATTAATGCCACTTCCTTTATTATATTTACCGTTTCTTTCCGACTATTGCAATTCTTGATTTACATTGCATTATTATGTTGCGTTGCAGCAATTGTTATGCTATAATATATAAATACTACGTGGAAACATTAGTATCTACACACACACAAGGACCTTTATGATAAAATCAATTATAGCACAGTTAGCCTGTTTATTCAAGAAAACTGATGCACAACTACCGACATCACTAGAGACATACATTATATCCAAAAATCCACAGTCTATATCCGATGTGGAATATTTGACTAAACAATTTGACTCAAAATCAAATAAAGCCCCTTATGGATACTGGTATTATTAATATGATTAATACTATCAGACGCGTACTACCGCACGAGTACATCAAATATCGAGATCATCTTAAAAATTTAGATTCAAATTCTAGATACTTACGCTTTGGATATGCAGTTAGCGATTCTGGCATTGATAACTTATGCGATTATATCGATAAAAATAAAAATACACATATTCTCTTTTGTGTTGAAGATGAAAACCTATCGTTTGTTGCAATTGGGCATATTGCAGCAGAAGCAACTGATATGGAATTGGCATTTTCAGTTTTTAAAGAATACCAAGGCGCTGGCATTGGCGCGGCCTTGATGACACGTTGTATTCAATGGTGTCGGACACATAACATGTTAAACGGACACATTGTATGTTTAAGCAGCAACGATGCCATGAAACGCATTTGTGTTAAGAATGGCATGCATATGCAATCAGAGCATGGAGAAGCAACTGCTGCGCTTAACTTTGAACTTGCAAGCTTTGACACTTATATGAAAGAAGCATCGGATTCCAACTTAGGCGTAGTGGATTGGTTTAAAAAGAGGACTACAAAATTTATCAGATCTGTATTGTAATTACAACAGATTTGCTATATAATAACACTACTGCAACAAATGCAGTAGTAAACAAACAAACACACATACAGGAGATAATTATGTTTGACACATTCATCGACGCTATCCAGAATAGCAAAAAGCAGTTCGTAACTACTATTATTACTGACAAAAAGTTCCAAACGGATCTAATTAAACTTGTTGATGCGCAGTCCTTCGCGGCCAAAGCATCAGTTAAAGCTTCGTTGGCCATTGTTGACGCATTTACTAAAAATGCAAGCGCAGCATTCTCTAAATAATAACCACATAGGAACTATTATGACAAACGATATGACAAAACACTTTACCGACGCCGCAGAAAAAATGAAACAATTTGTACCACAAGTTAGTTTTAATAAAAACGGTTACGAGATTCGAGCCCAGGTATTAGAAATGGCAAAGGACCTTGCTCAGTTTGAATACAGTGCTAAGTTCCAGGCTGCAGAAGTATCTGCAAAGCGTGATCCCACAACGAACGCCCTGATCACCAAAGTGGAATTTCCATCAGTGCCAGGTGTTGATCAAATTCTTGCATCAGCTGAAAAATTCTATGCTTTTGTAAACAAAAAGTAATAACAGGATATCTATAAGAATAGGGCCGACGGCCCTATTCTTTTGATTATACTTATTTTAGTATGTCCACGGCCGTCCAGGCAGTAAGATATTGTCAGTATCCGTTGCAATATTGCCTACATATTTTGCTGGTAGAAGATTTACATTGGGAATCGCCGTAGTATAGTGCGTAGGGTTAGCAGCACGTCGTGCTGCTGCAAGCGCTAGTTTAGCTTCTTGCCTAGCTTGTTTAGTCGCTAGTGTTGAAATTCCGTTAGCTGCCATTTTTTAATTTCTCCTAAGTCTTTAAATGTTTTGTGAGATATTTGGTTAAGCACCTATGCCACCGTCAATAAGTTTAATTCTTGCTGCTAATCTATCTATAGCTGCTGCCATAGTTGTAGGAGCCGTTCCTGCCCAGTCTGCTGGTGTTGCGGGTGTATACGCGCCAGTATAAGCAGTAGTCTGTACACTAGCATTAGGAAATGTTAGACTGCCATCAGTTTCTAGTATTAAAACATTAGAACCTGCGACTAATCGATCAGTTGCCGTACCGCCAGTGACTTGTGATATAGCGCTATACAATTCACTAAAGTTTTCGTTTACTTTGTTAAATGCTTCGCGAAGAGGGTCACCATTACGTGAGTTAGGTGTAGTTCCTATATTGATTGTTAGTTTGGCCATAGTTGTCTCGGTAATTCTGTATTCTATATATTTATCAAGAACACAAATACCAAACGGCGCTCGTAGAAACGGGATCTTTAAGACCCCGCTGCATTGTTTACTTAAACCAGCTTATCTTTTTGCCAGTTGCTTTTCGATCGTCAAATTCTTCAGCACTACTTGGATACTTTAACGCCCACACTGCGCAAACAAGCATTCCTAAGCCCACGCCTGCAACTAGCTTCCAATTGTGTGTTGTGAACCATAGAGTTATTAAACTGACATCCATAGTTCCAACCATTGCCCATTTTGCATACTTTGGGAAGATTCTCTTCTCAGCCCAGCCGCGGAGGAATGGTCCGAACAATTTATGATTCATAATCCAATTATGCATCCGGTCACTACTTTTAGAAAAACAATACGCAGCGGCCACGGTCGGAGTTGACCAAGGGATTCCTGGCAGAATTATTCCAAGATATGCAATGCCAAGGCATATGAAGCCTAAGAGCATCCAGAGTGTTTTTTTCATGTATGTAAGTAATCCAGCCAACTTGGGTGTTTAACCACAATAGGCATTTTCTTTCGCTTACCAACTAATTCCCAGTAATCGGGTCTCTTTGGTTTGTACTTAGGAACAATCTTCTTATTGTTACCTTTGCTAGCATTGCATGGTCCACAGGATGTCACAGTATTTTCGAAGGTGGTCTTGCCACCATGACTTACTGGAATAACGTGGTCAAGAGTGCAATGGTTCTTATCGAGGAATTTACCGCAATACGCGCAGATATAATTGTCACGTAGGAAGACATTTCCTTTTGAGTAGCGGATAGTCATCTTAGGTTTTGTATATTCAGTAAGCATCATAACAGCAGGCACTGGTGTTTCCCAATTCGAGCTATGGATAATCCAACCATCGTGCCAAGATAGAACACGGGCTTTCTCTAAAACCATATATTTTACGGCCTCCTGCCAGGTTAGAGTGCTTAATGGCAACCACGAAACTGGTTGCGCATCACTATTAAGTAGAAGTGTGTCCGCCATTTTAAATCCATATGTTAGTGTAGTAATGTTATATTATACACTAGAATCCTTATTTATGCAAATATATTTTGAGCGAATTCAGATCCGGCAATCTCGATACTTTCTGACCATTGCTCTGGACCATCGTAATCGAACAGCGCATTTGTGGTTGCAGTAGCAGTGACCCAACTTTGGTTAAGGCTGTGTGGTGGCATTCCGTCTAGTTCATTTTGCAATTGTCCTTTGGACCAACTGCACAATCCGGCAAAGATGCGCCATCGATTTGGTACATCACCCATTGCCATCCTAGTCAGTATTTCTGCACTTGAGCTAACTGAGAACTCTGTATTAAGGCGAAGTGAGTTTGTACATTTCCAATCATTGCTGTGTACCATCGTTAATGCTTTTACATTAACTGGCCCACCTATATGAACAAATCCTGGTTGGTTTAAAATTACATTGTTTTGTCTGGCAAACTCTTTAACTGACATTTGACTTGGTTTATTAAGCACAATACCAATACTTCCATTTAAATGATGCTCAGTTAATAGAACAACTGTCTTTTGAAAGAATGTTCCTGATAGTGCAGGCGGGGCAATTAATAAGTTTCCTACTAAGTTCTTCATGCAAAGATAGTCCCACCAATTTGTTGGCCACCAATAGCAAGTAATTTATCTCGATATCCGATATTGGTTCCAGGCCCATATGCAGCAGAGCTGGCAGCGGTAAAGTTCATCAATGATGTACTGACACTGGGCAATATTTCGATAGTACCTTTGAATATAGATGCAAGTTGCGCTTTGCTAGGACCACGTGCAAAATTGCTAGAAGGGCCTGGATCTTTTCTAGTTCCAGTAACTGCCTGAAACTGATTCTTAGCTTGTAATACATCAATTACCGAGCTTCCCCATTTACCACTTCGAGTACGATTTAAGATAACGGCCATAACGTACGCCTGTTCTTTAGTATTTGGACTCGCTTCTGCAGTAGTTGCTCTAATTAGATAATTCCATTCGTTATCATCTAATTCTCTACCTAGGAATTTCCCTGCACTTTGTTTAGCCGCAGTCGCTGTGGCGCTGGTGGTATCCATTGTGCCAACGGTTTGTGATGGGCCGTTAGGCTTAACATCAGAACTTGTGCTTTTAGTCAAAGACTTAGCAACTTCAGGTCTTGTAGTTAATTCAGAATTGATTTTAGCAATAGTTTCATCATTTGGGATACCGTTTGATACCAGTGCATTGTCTTGCTGGAACTTTCTAACAGCATTTGCAGTCTCAGGCCCTCGGATGCCATCAACCCCATGAGAAGGGAGTGGGTATCCCAATGCTATTAATGCTTTTTGCAAATCAGCAATATCACTGCCTTGATTGCCCGCTGGTTTACTAACTGTAAATCCACTAGGGTTGGCTACAGTCGCAGGTTTAACAACGGTGGATGCATCAGGTGTAGGAGATTGCGGTGGTGCGGTGCTACTATTTTTAGGCATGTCAAAACTGACAAGATTTTTAACCTTATCAAGATTTGCAAACTCATCTTCAGTTAGTTTAAATTCTTTAAATCGCATTAAGTGTTCTTTTTAACCGGGCCGCCGTACTTCTCGCCTTTGAGCTTCTTACCAACAGTTTTGCCTCTTTTTTTATTCATAGTGATCATCGTACCGCCTTCACGGGCGCGTAGTCCTTGACTTTTGCAGCTTGATAAATTGCTAGCACCTAGCTCTTTATTTGATTTAGTACTGATGCATAATGATCGGCTAGCTTTTTCATCAATAGTGGATAATTCTTCTTGTGTTACAAATTCGTTAATTTTCATAATAGTATTTATTCCGTGTCAAGCCATTCATACACATTAAGCCACTTGCGTTTACCGATAGTTTCTTTCAAATGTTTTAGATTGGCGCATGTAGTTTGCCTAAAGCGTGTCTTCTCTGCACTAGGAATAGCGACAGTGCGTATCTCCACGCCTTCGCGCTCTGCGATTGCTTCTGCAATATCTAAGAAGCTATGTGGCAATCCTGCCCCGCAGTTCCAGATACCACTGCCTCTAACGGTATCAATAAAGTCGGTATGCAATCGACAAACATCACCGACCCAAGTCCAATCACGTTTGATGTGATCAGCATCTTCCCATACTTCGATGTAGCCATCGTTAATTGCTTGCTGGTGCCATTTATGAATTACGTTTGCTCTATGCTCACGCAAGTGCATCCACTTGCCATAAACATTAAAGTAGCGAAATCCTTGTACCATAATGGTAGGATTTTGTTGAAAGACCCATCGATCAAATAGATACTTACTCCATGCATACGGAGTTTGTGGTTGACACGGCGCGTATTCACTGAAGTCTTTAGTGTTGCCGTAAACACTGCTACTGCTTGCATACTGCAGATTGACGCCATGGTGCTGACATTCGTTGAACAGTCGCTGACTAAATTCTAGATTTTGCTGCATCACTTTGTCGACATTCATCTCAGCCATGTCAGCAATTGCACCTAAATGTATAACCCAACTGAATCCCCTGACATCAGGGAACTCACTGTCTCCCCAATCCCATCCAGAAACTTGAAAGCCTTTCTGGTGTAGCCAACTGGTCATATTCCGACCAATAAACCCATTATGTCCTGTCACGAGAATTTTCATAATATGCCCCTTCAATTATTTATCACACAATTTTTGGAGATATTAAACTAATCCCATCTTTTTAGCATCTTCTTCGGATATAATACCTTGGAATGCTCCATCAGGGAACCGTTTGGCTACTTCCTCGAGAGCAATTTCCAAAGTGGTGCCTTGTCCAAGGAACTGCTTATTGCTTTTTTCATATAAGTAAAACATGCCATTATCTTGCTCGACGGTGATTTCATGCGCGTTTTCATCGGTAGATTCACGATCTGGATTATTCTTGTAATCAGTTAGCAGCTTAATCATATGATCTGGATCTTCAAGCATGTTTAGAAGAACGCCTCTTGCATGGGTTAGCCACCCAACAATGCTCCCGGCTATGAATACAACGACGATAGTGATAACGATTGTTAAGAGACTGAGTTCCATATTATTCCTTAGATTCAGTAAGTTTTTGCATTAGTTGACGATTGCGCAGGTCTTGTTCTTTTCGCAAGCGGCGGGGATTAGTTGACAGTCGAAGCATCTCATCGTAGTTACGAGCCCATTCGATGCCTTGCATCCAATTAAGTGCATCATCAATAGTGCCACTAAACAATTCAGCATCCCTGACATAGATTGGCAAGCAGTCATCAACTGGCAACAACGCGACCATATCTCGATCTGAGCTGTTCCGGTATTTTGGATAAGCTAATCGTAACCCATATTTGGCTACGATTTGTTCAAATCTTCGGATTTTAAGTATATCATTATATCCAGACATTGTATTCCTTGTGTGTAATAATACATATTATACACTAGTATAACAATGGACCAACCCCTCGCCGCCCCATTTAAGGACCCAATACGTATAATCTCTATCAATGATTTTGGCTGTGACCGCATATCGAACCGCAAAGTTTTGTGGTTCAATAATTCGAATCCACTCTGGAGGCCCAACTGCGCGATCCATAATCCAAGAGCCTGCTTCGGAAGTTTTCCAAAGATGGAATTTCCTAGTAGCTTCCCCAAACGCAGTATTCATATCAAGTATATCAAATTGAAAAACTTTGATCTTCTTGACTTCTACAACGTTGCCATCTATCAAATTGAATTGATTACTATACTTCGATGCCCGATTCGACCAATCGTTTGATTGTTTCGTAGTTCCCTCTAGCTTTCCCGAGTGATGGATATTTGTCGCAGAGCTCATCTAACTGCCTCTCCTCTTGCATTTTGTTTATTGCCCATGTAATCGCCTCTGATGCTGGGCCACTAAGCCCAACGGTGGGAACGACACTAGCCAAACTCTCCCAAGATATACCATTGTAAACTTCAATTTTAGAGTTGTAATATCGCAATATGCCTGCGCTTGGTGTTGACGAGTTTATATAATGTGCGCTGCCATAGTTCCCGGTCACTACAATATGGCCGTCCCCTACTATTGATTCAATCATACTTTTTCTCCCACTGATTCAGTAAGTCGTTATAATTAACAGATTTCATATCATCTTCAAAGTATGTTTTCAGTTTGTCAATATCTGCCATAGTAAAAGCTGTAGCTGACGGTGAGATTGTGCTAGTACCATGGAATCCTTGGTTGATGATGGTTCCTGGAGGGAATGCTCCTGGGGCCGGGACCCACGGGTTTCCTACTGCAGGAG